GAGCGCCAGCGCAATGTCGTTAGCCGTGCAGTAGGCGGTCATTTGTACCCCCGCTGCTCTGCCGCTTGCGTGGTTTGGCGGGCGCTGCGGGTGCAATGTCAGGCGCGGGGGTAGGTGACACTTCAGTCGCCCGCCCTTCGCTCACCAGGGCCTGCGCCGTGCCCGCGTCGAACTCCGCCTGCTCTCCAGCAAGGTAGTAGTTCTCCTTGGTCAGCTTGCCCCGATAGTCAACCAGAAATTGCACCCGCATCGCCCGCTCTCCTTACGCAAACGTGACGTTCGTGTTGGTCAGCACCAGCCATTCGCCGCCGTAGGCCACGCATGAAAAGCCATTGCCGATGGCAGCGCCGAACGTGCCCACGTCCCCCGCGGCGTCGGCGGCGTTAAAGCCGATAGTCGCGGCAGTGACGGTATGGGCGGCGGCGGTGGCCGATACAATGGTGATCTTCGTGCCGTTCTGCGCACTGGTCGGCGTGCCCAACGTGAGGGCGCAAGCCGTGCCCTTGGTAATGACGACGGTGCCGCTTTGGATCGTGATGGCGCCGTCTGCACTGGCCACGCTCACGTAATCCGGCGCGGTCAGCAGGTCCGCTTGTGTCGAGACGCCTGCCTTGAGGTTGTATAACTGTGGCATGTGTTCCTCCTGGTTAGGGGGAGAGGTTCAACGCCCCTCCCCCGCTACCTGGTCACTAGCTCAAGGTCACGTTGTAGCTGATGGCAGCCGCTTCGTTGTCGCGGTTGATCATGCCAACGCGCATGTTGACGACGATAAGCGTGCTGTCGCTCAACGGCTCACGCTGAATCTCGAAGTTCATCATGCGCTTATAGCCGAAGCGCCACTGGTCCCAACGCACCGCCAGGATGGCGCCGGCCACGTTGTTGCCCGCGGTGTCCAGGTCGATCTTGCCGGCGGTGTTGGCCTTCAGACCGTAGGTGGCATCCTGGTTGGCACGGTGCATGTTGGCCGACGTGATGACCTCGCGGCCCCAAATGCGCGTGAGCTGCCCATTCTCGACCGTCGCCTGCGAGTTGACATCCGTGGTCTTGAGCTCCGCCAGTTGCAGCGAAGCCCAGTTCGTGTGCATGTCGGTGATGAAGCTCACGGCGTTCTTATCCGCAGCGTTGCGCCCGCCAAGGCCCATCAGCTTAAGCGTCTCCAGGTAATCTTCGACTGCCAGCGTGCCAGCGCTGCGGCTATTGGCAGTGTTCGTGACAAGCGCCAGCTTGCGGAACCCGTTGAGCACCAGGTAGACCGCCGTAGCGGCAGGTGTGCCGGCGATGTTGTTGATGTTGGTGGTCGCCGTGGTCACGGTGTCGCCGTCGATAACCAGGTGCTCCAGGATTTCCGCCGCCTCGTTGGTCAGGTCGCGGCGCAGCTCGCTCACCCAGGGGATGAACGAATCTTCATCCAGTTCGCTTGACCAGTTGACCGCCGCGCCCAGCTTGGAGACGGTCAGCGACTGCGAGCTGGTGCCTAGCTTGCCCGTGGTGTAGGTCGCCGTAGTGCGGCCGGGGTTGGCATCCTGCGCCGTCGCCTGCGCCACCTTGTAGAAGGTCGGCGATGCGCCGAGCAGCGGGATGCTGACGGACTCGCTGCCCTGCGGCACGGTCACGGTCGGGATCTTGCCGACGATGGGCGTAGCGAGGCGAATCTTGTCCCACAGCGCGTTGCTGTAGGTCACGCCCACCCACTCATCGCCATAGCTGCTGTAGGTGCTGTAGTTCAGCTCGTTGGCCTTGACCGCCGCACCGCCATGCACCTTGACCTGCGCCATCTTCAGCGCAGCCTTGGCGGCGCCGTACTCAGCGGCCTTGCCTTCGTCGCTCTCGCCGAGGCGCACGGTCAGCGCCTTGAGCAGCTCCAGACTTGGGCCGTCGGTCTTGCCGGCCATCTTGGCAGCCTTGCCGATGGCGGTCAGCACCGCAAGGTCGGCAATCTCCAGGTTGTCATACTTGGCAATATCGCCGTACTGCGTCACAGCCGGAGCACCGGTCATGCCGCCGGGGATGCGGTTGGCAGCGGCGGCGGCGTCGATCTGTGCCTGCATGTCGGCTTTGGCGGCCTTGACGGCTTCGTCGATGCGCGCCTGTTCCGCAGCCTTAGCGGCGGCTTCGGCGTCGCGCTTGTCCTGGTCGGCCTTCAGCGCCTTGGCGATGGCCTCCTGCACTTCCTGCTCAGTCATGTCTTTACCCTCCATCGGGTGATTGTCTGTGATTGCCTCTTGGGCCGGCTCCGACTTCGCCGCGGGGGCACTTTGCTGTGCGCCTATTGCCTCCACCTCTGGTTCCGTCTCCGCCTCACCCTCTATGTCATCAGGCAGGTCAATGCCCGCCTGTGCATATACTGCTTTCATTACCGGCAGCGCCACGGCGTATTGATTCGCCGGCTGCCGCTTG